CGTAGATTTATTATAAGTCATTATTGGAACACCACCGAAATCGAATATCTCTAAATCCTTATTTGATGAAGCTACCGCATTATTCAAGAAGAACCACCCCGAAATAGAATAATTGTAACGCTTTTTTTCTTCAACTGGACAGTTGGCGGCTTTATCTTCCGGTGATCGGTCAATACCTGTATTATGGTAAATGAAAATTTGCGGGCTCTGTGTATTCAAATTGGTATCATACTTCTGTTTCAACGATACAGGAGCGTGTACGATTTGAGACGCGGATGCCCCAATATAGTTCAACAAGTAAGGTCCGCCATATAATATCGCAATCAGAAGTAACTCGATTGCGACGATAATCCAGATAGGTCGTGTAGTATCACCCATGATTGATTGTGATGATTGAATCATGTCCAAGAATAAACAAGGAATGAAAATAATGCCTAACCACAATAACTTCAGCAATTTCAACCCGATCGCAGATTTTGTAAGATGAAATATGAACATCGCCAAAATAAGCACAACCATTACACTGTGTTGTTTATAATAGGCAAGTGCGCACAATACAATAAAAAATACGGTATTGATGATAAAGCGGACGTTGCTGAATAAATCCGCCACGGAGGGTTTGTCGGTTCCTCCGATCGTTTTTCCCGGATTTAATGTGTCGATAAATTCTAGGCCATAATGAAAAAAGAGGATGGCGATACCTAAAACGGTCATTCCAGTAACCGACATACGATTTTTATCATCTTTGTCGCGATCATAAATCCATACAATCACCATTAAGATCACATATACAATATGGGTAGCACCAAACGCAAGTTGGCGAAGCGGTTTTTGTTCGTCTTCTGTTTTCATGTCATCAAACAAATAATTTTCGGGCGTTTTGTTATTGTTGGCGGTCTTGAATTTCTCTCGAAGCATAGCGACACCTCCGGCGATACCGACAATCGCAAGAAGAACATAGATTACTTGTGCTGTAGGCGATTTCAGATTCGCCATGATACCGCCAGATGCGACTGTCTCTGCACCATCACCTTTATTCACGAACTCGGCGTCAATCTTATAGACATAATAGACGATCGCAAGGATGAGAATCACGAATGATATTGTCAGTAATAGAACTTTGATAAGCTGTCCAATTGCGCTGACTTTTGTTTCGTTGTTTCCGGTGGGTTCAGATGTGGTAGTGGAACCGGCGGGGGTGGAGGCTTCGGAAGCAGCGGCAGCAATAGCAGCATCAGTAGCTTGTTTATGAACCGATGTTACACTCGCAGGTGTTGGTGGTGTATTGTCCGTAGGAAACATACGAAGATCGATATCATCCGCTTTCCATTGCCAGAATTTTAATTTGCCAAGTTCTTCATCACGTTTATCCGCAAAATCTTTAATACCCGTCAAAGACCCGATACCATAAATAATCGCACGGAATAATACGATAATCAACCACGGAACTAAATATATGGTTGTAAGTAGCAAACGCACGCCTTTTTTCAGAAAATTTTCGTTTTTAAAGTCGTCATGTATGCCTGCCCACATGTGATATCCAGTAGGCATCGCACATATCGCTAGAAGAATAACAAACGCGATCGCCCAACCCCAGTTTTCAGGGACAACCGGTAAGCTTGCGCCTGTTCTTGATTCTTGTGATGGCTTGTCCACACGTAAATAATGCCACCACCATGAGAGACCACCACCAACTAATATCAAAAATAATACAATAGAACCGATTATGCCTTTATTTACACTTCCTGATGTATCGTCGTTTTTGTTGAATTGCCACACTTGAATCGACTCGGCGAATTTCAGTATTGAATCAAGGCCACCTACATTCATTTCCTTCACCATCGGAAGCAATAAAATCGCGCATAACAAAAGACCGACAATAATAACAATAAAAAATGTGTCGATCAGTTCTTTCACACGTGAAAACATGTCACCGGTGAATTTACTTGCGATCCAATCACTTGTTTTTGGTGAAGTCGTCACATTCGTAAAAAGAACGGAGACCCACATCACGAGTAAGATAACCGACAAAAATGGAATCATCGAAAACCATTTGGCAAAACGAATAAAGAGACTGCTTTTATCGGAATGGTCTGTCAATACTTTATCCCAATCATTTGATGTCATTTTATCTTTTCTGATTTTCTCTAGAATATCTTTATCGGTAAGTGTTTTGGCGACGCTACCACAATCAGGGTTGGTTGTGTATATCAGCGCGTCCTTCCACCAATCTTTGAATGAATCGGGTATATTCCCACAGTCTGCCAGTTTTAACCGAACATTATAACACATAAGAATAAATACAGAGATGATTACGGATAATATTGAAACAACACTTAACATCGCGTTCATCGGTTCAAATGTTTTCTTTTTATCTTCATCAAGACGGGATTGTATTGCGGCTTTAATTACTTCTTCATTTACTGCGTTATTCGGGTCTTTTTTCTGTAATTCTTTGATGACTTCTTGACGAAGTTGTTGATAATATCCACTATTTGCGAATTCGTTGTTCGGGTTATTCTCTTTATTTAAAACGTCGGTTGCGGACGGTTCTTTGAGATTATATGCCGCGAATATACTCGGAAAAACAATATACCCGATGACGACTAGAATAACGAGTATGATAGGTATTAGAAATTTATGCGTAGTAATTTGCGAGCTTTGTCCTAATGTCGTAAAAATTAGACCGATAAGAGCAATAAACCATACGATACCGTGAACTAGAAATGCCTTTTGGCCATATTCAGTTAAATCCTGAACTCCAGCAATACCAGGACTTTTTTGACTCGTGGCTAAGAATATACTCGCAGGTATTCCTATGACTAACACGAACGCGATTATTGCTGCGATTTTACCAATTTGATTTAAACCATTTGAATTTGTATTTCTCCAAATAAAATAACCAACTGCCAAAAAGAAAGCGATCTGGAAAAATAAACCGAAACCTAGTATTAAATCTGCGGTTGTTTTTGAGAAACTTTCCTTGCCTTCTTTACTCGATAATGGATCATCGTTGACCTTATCCATCGTTTGTTGGATTTCATTTCCACGAACAATCATCGGCACACCAACGAGAATCGATATAATGATATAATGAATCCATTCACTTAATGGTAGATTTTGCCCGAATCTTTTATATAACGCGATTATAATGCCACCAATCAATAAAATAGAACCAAACCCTATCATGCTTCGTGTAATGTCAACGTTACTTACCCTTTCTGATGCTTGAATACTACCAAACCCCATACCTAATCCGAGAATAAATAGGCAAACTGGTAATATAATCCGAATACCGATGTTAGACAGAGAATTAGATATACTAAAAATGGCATCAGGTGGTGACGGGAGAATCGTCTCATCGGAACCTTTCATGTCAATAAACTTATTCGGAGAAATAGAATGAATATACAGCACGTAAAGAAATGTAAGAATAAGCGATACAAATATTGGCCAATTTCCTTTTGAAGTCATCAATTCCGACGAAACAAATCCAATTAATACTATAATCACGATCACGATGATAGGTAGATAATTCAGTATTTTTTTAATATGGAACGATTCTTCGATCGAAGATATGGCATTTGTTTCCTTTTTTCCTTCTTCGGTCTCTGGATTTAAAATAGAGCTTGATGCCGTTGGTATTGGTGTTCCTGACATTCTGTTATTATATATTATAATGATAACAACACCCGTTATAATTATAAGATATAATAATGTCGGCCTGACTACGACACGTAAATCTATAAAAATGACATCGCGGTCTTTTTCCCGTGACAATCCCGACATAAAGCGACTAAATTATCGATGTGGTTAGAACCACCATGCTCTAAAGCGATGACATGATCTACTTCGAACCAAGCGGGAAGCTGCCGCTGACAATCGCCGCATTTCCAACCTTGTTGTGCGGCGACATACTTTTTCTTGGTTTCGCTTACGCTGCGCTTGCTAGACCCCTTGCCGGAGTTGAGCAACCGTCTCTCAGCGGGGGTGGCTCCTCCCAATGACGGTGGTGCGATTGATTGCGCGGTTCTTGCGCCGGGGGTTCCGCCCCCCCACGACGGTGATGCGATGGGTTGTACGGTTCTTGCGCCGGGGGTTCCGCCCCCCCACGACGGTGATGCGATTGATTGCGCGGTTCTTGCGCCTATCGCACTATTCATCGCTCCACCGTCGTGGGGGGGCGGAACCCCCGTCATATCAAAAAACGGCGTGATCATATCCGCAGTTCCTTTACTTATCGGCATATACTTAATGATATCGTTGGCATGAAACAACAATTGCCTAGAGTTTTCCGGATTGCGGCGTAAAAACATGAAGAGCGATAGACCGATGAACCCGAATGTCGCCATCTTAATCCACTTCTGATTGCTTTGGAACATCTTTAACGGTTGGCCATCATAGTATGTGTTGACGATAAGAACCGCCGTAATAATAAATACGATGTATTCGGTTTTTACCATGTCTGCTGCGGATGGTTTGACGTTGGTTGGTTGGTAAGTTATATATAGTCTCGAATATTTCGCTACCGATTATGATAGTAATATGCCGCATACCCCAATCCCGCCAGCAATAACAAATACACGAGCTTCTCTCGATATTTCAGTTCTTCCAAGATTTGGACAGACCGCGGTCGATAGTGTAAATAATATCTCTCGAGAGCATCATGTAAGCTCACTTCATCCTTCATCAATAGAACATTATATCGATTATGTATGAAATGAACCCAACGAATAAATGAATCGCGGCTGTCTAAATATGGCGTGACCGGATATTTACCTAGCATTCGGTCAAATTCAGACGACATTTCTGGATCAGGTATCAACATCGAAAAGTTTTGGATGAAGTCGTAATACTTTTTACGCGTGACATCATTCACATGATCCGGGTAATTTACTGCGGCCGTCATTAAAAGGAACCAGTAATGTGGCCCCCATACTTTCGCGTCGAGCTTGATCATCGATTGCTTATAATGAAACGACATAAAAACAACCATAGAACTACGATAAGCGAATTGTAAAGAATGGAAGAAAATTGTGCCACTGAAGAAGAAACGACGGAAACATCGAAGGTAAACAATCCTAAATCAGCGTTATCGTATCTTGAAATCACCCAATTACGAAATCAACGAACGAAACATTCGACAACGGGAGGTGCAGGCGCAACGTGTAATCATACGTCACCATCGATAAACAACGGCGAAACAAACAAGTATTTCTGTAATAATTGTAACCGGACAAATCATGTATATAATAATTGTCGCGCACCGATTACAAGTATAGGCGTGATTGCGTTTCGTTGTGGTGAAACGGGGCCAGAGTTTCTTATGATACGTCGCCGAGATTCATTTGGATTTGTTGATTTTGTTCGAGGGAAATATTCTTTGAATGACGAAGCATATATACAACGTATCATCGACGAGATGACCGTGACTGAAAAAGCGAATTTATTGCGACTAACCTTCGAACAGTTATGGCGATTATTATGGGGTGAATATACGCGAGGTAGTCAGTATAAAAATGAAGAGCATATTTCGTTTGAAAAATATCGGCAAGTTCTTGGCGGAATACGCACAAAAGACGGACGTGTAAAGACGCTTCACCAGTTTATTGACGATTCAACGACACGTTGGACCGAAACTGAATGGGGTTTTCCAAAAGGCCGGCGAAATTATAACGAAAAGGATCTACCATGTGCTTTACGTGAATGCCTAGAAGAGACAGGTTATGATATTGAAACCGATAATGTTATTCAGAATATTGCTCCATTTGAAGAAATATTTATGGGTTCAGACATGAAATGTTATAAACAGAAGTATTTTCTTGCGATGGTGGATTTAGTTAAGAAACCGAAAAAGGCACATGACATTATGGAGGTTGGTCTCATGAAATGGATGTCATTCAGCGAATGTATTCAAACGATACGACCTTACAATTTAGAAAAAATCGGGATTGTTCGTAAAATCAATAACATATTATCCCGCTACCAGATTTTTTGAATCCTTTTTATTTTGCCTATGTATATAAAGGGTCCAATCATAATATAAAATAATAGATACGATACATAAGAGGGATAGCTACCTATGGCCGACGAACAAGAAAATAAACCTATAGAAGTTACAATACAGCCGTCGGGGGGACCGTCCGTTGCTTCGGTTGCCGCGGCTGCGCTTGCGGTGATGCCAGAAAATGCGTCGTCGATTGCGGGAACTAAAAAACCGCGCAAGGTACCACGTGAAAAACCCAAAGCCGCCGTCTCCGCCGCAGTAAAGACAGACCGTTCCGATCCGAAAACAACATTCGCGACAATGAAGCGCGAACTTGAAGAAGGACGTAAACGCCTCAAACCAGAAGATATCGATAATCCATTTAGTAAGGAGTTCAACAAACTTCTTTTAAAAAAAGAATTACTTGAACGAGAGAT